GAATACCAAGTTTGTGCAACACTCCAGAGACAGCAGAGGTCCCAGACCTCCCAGTCCCCACTACCAGAACTACTCTACTCATTGTGCCTCCTATAACACAATTTTAAGATACGTCCCTAAGCTTCATCGAAGCTATAGTTTATAGTTTCTTGCGTCCAGTTGCCTGCGGCGGCGTCCGAGTCAACGTCAAGCTGGAACACAGCATAATCAGTTGTACTCCCGATACCAGTCATATTTGTGGCGTGCCACGCGAACCTTGAACCAGTTAGATAACTTGTCCAGTTATTCGTCGCAACAGAGCTATCGCTATTTGTTGGAGTTACACCAGACGCGGTCTTCCCAACATATAGCGTAGTAGATGACTGAACTGCGCCGTCGCCCCACAACTGAAAGTTATTCACGTAGTTGTCAGGGGCAGCATCTACTCTCGCCTTAACCCACTTTTCATATGACTGATCACCAGCAGTGATCGGATACGCCTGCCTGTTTGGAAGCGAGTTTGTGGCATTATCTGCACTAATCAGGTCAACGCCCGAAACAGCAGCAGACTCAACTGCCGCACTCGCCCCGGTATAAACTCTAATCGTAACCGTTGCAGCCATTTAAATTCCTCCGTTTATTTGTCCCCAAACCGTAGAGACAATCAATTCTGTTGTATATTACCACAATCGCCTTGTTTAGTCAAGCGCGATTGCAGAACTTATTTATAGGGCCAATGTTCGACCATAAACTCTGCGGCGTCTGCCATCCTGCGAAGCTCTACAACAATCTCAGAATAATCTCCGCTAGGTGGCTCGACTGGCTCTTCGCCTCCGTCGTCGCCAACAGCCTTTGTGAACACAACCCAATACTTTATGTGCTCGTCCCACCAACCAGGAACAACCAACACGTCAGAGTACCACTTGTCGCCCCCAGGCATAATCCAGACCCAATGTGCAGGATCGTCGGGGTTTAGGAATTCTCCTGGTCCCCACAACCATTCTACGTACCCGTCAGGGCCAGAGAAATTGCTTGGAAGCTTGTAATGCCTATTTGGATATTGTTCCCCGTCTGCATCGTCTGGCTGCTCCCACACAGTTTCAGACAAGCGTGGCGCTGCGTCGTCTGGCAACAATTCGCCATCGCGCCATCCTTCAAGGATTGCAACGCCAGGAATAGGTGCGCCATTCTCGTCCTTCGCATATACTCTAAACGCCATACTGCCACCAGTGTCTAGAATAAGCTGCTTTACTCTCCAAACAGCCTCCCCCTCTGGCGGTTCCGCGCTAATCAGTCTCGCGCCACGAGCCTCTGCAGCAACCCATCCATTCTCCACTACAACCCCATTAACATCAATAACTTCAATCATTTCGCCTCCTCCATTCTCAGGAGCATATTTCTTTATCAGTGCCTCAACAGTCCCTTTAAACTTATCAAGGTCTATCCTTGTACTTATTCCATCAACGTATCCGTAGTCTCCAACCTTGTTTTGCCAAAACTCCCATTCGTCCCAAGGTTCGGGGACTATAACAGCGGATTCGTCGTCTGTCCAGTGAGCGAGCCACAAGTCGCGACCCTCTCCCCAGGACGTATCTCTCCCAGCCATAAAGCCTGGACTCGTGTAAACCTTCGCGTATTTCCTAACAGGCCACCCAAATCTCTCGACAAGCCTCTCGTCAACAGCATTAAGGTGTGCTGCGCACTTTGCATCTGTTAGCGTACTAACTTCCAGGTCGCAGAAGTAGCCAAGGTCTAAGTGCCTGTCGCCAACAGATTCTACAAACAACAGGGCCTGCCCACCGAATCCGTCTTGTAGGCCATGATATGCGCCAACCAGGAATCCTGCAGCTTTTGCACCTTCATAATACTCGTCAAATCTTGGGTCTTTTACTACTGCCGTCCTGTCGTCATTCGGGCCAGAAGCCCTAATTATAACAAAAGAATATCCGTCGGCCTTGACCTTATTCCAGTCAATGTTGCCCTGCCACTTACTAACGTCTATTCCAAGAGCCCTTTCGTCGTCAACGACTGGAGGCTCTTCTGGATTAGGAGTCGCAACGATATATGCTGCGAGTTTGTCAGCCAAAGACTGCGTAACCTCAAAATCAACCCAGTCCAAATTCGGACCAGCCGTGAAGATTGTTGCAGCCTCAACAATCTCGTCTTTCATCAATTCGCCATCATACCACTTTAACTGCTCTATATACTGATCTTCACTTGCATAAGTCTTCCAACCAGTCTTTGCAGCGGCTTCACCAAGGACACCACCGTCTATCCCGCATTCAGTAATCAGGATCGGCGGAACATTAAAGCCTGCAGCTTCGAGCTCGTCAACCGTTCGTCTGTATCTCAAACAATACCAAGAATCACTGTCCCACATAGCAGGTGCACTGTATTCGTGCAATCCAAAATAGTCACACGCCTGTATTCCGGCACCAACATCCTTTGCGGTATTTACGTCAGGCCACCCGACACTAAAGTTGCCACCGACAGTCTTCCATCCGCGAGCGTGCATCAACGCGCTCCACTCAATCAGGAACTCCTTAAGATTGTACCTGAATGAAGCGTCCCACATTGGGTGTGGTTCATTCGGCGATTCCCATGCATAGATGTATGGTCTAGACTCATATACCGGGAGCCATCTGTCAAACCACTTCCGCGCCCCCGCTCGGCCCTCTTCGATAAGTGCATTAGCCTCACCGTCAGGCATGAAAGTCCTGCCTATAATACGAATGCCTGGGAATGGATTCTCCGCTGGTGGGTCGATCATCTTGACATAGCCAACACCAGACTTCGTAACAAATTCTTGTGCGTAACCTGGAACCATCTGGAAGTGTAATGTTAGTTTGCTCATATCCCTTAATCTCCTGCCTCAATCCAAAAGGCCCACCCACCTATTGGTGGGTGGGCGCTTTCTAGGATAGGAGGCACAACAAACAACTATTATGTTACAGTCACACGGCGAACGGCCCCGTGGAGCTCGCCCCAAGGAACCTGCACAGTATGATATGACTTCAGCCTAAATTGCAGGCTATCAGTTGTTTCCGACAATGTTACATAATTCACCAGCGAATCCATTGGTTCTCCAACGGTCGGTGTCAGCACAGGACGTGAAAGTCCTTGGCGCTGCCCAAGGCCAACCAGGAAGATTGTCTCGTCACCAGCCGCCATCGGGTGAATGTTTGACAGTCCAGTCAGGCCAGTGTCGCTATATGCAGCAACATTTGTGTTCACGGAACCGTCAGAGTTATATGTCTTTGCAGCGATAATGTCAATCAGGTCATAATTCGCATCCGCGTCTGCTTCGCCAGCAAGCGTTCTGTAAATTGCATACAGCTTCGCTGTTGAGTCTGCAGTCCATGTCAGATCGACGGTATCGTGCGTTGCAGTTGTGACAGTGTCACTGTCAGCGGTTCCGGCAACTTGCTCGCCATAAACTGTGATGCTTGCGATCTTGTATCTATAAAGACCGTCACCAAGCGCGAACCCACCACCAGTTCCAGCTACCGCAGCCGTCACTGCTGGGGATGTGGTTGTTCCAAGAGGGCGAACAAAGCCGCTCTTCAAGATAGGAACACCACGGTATGTTTCCATTTCAAAACCACCTTCAAATGAGATAGTTTGCACTGCCCGGCGAATCAAAGTTTGCAGGCCAGTTACCTTGCTATTCATTTGTGGTGACATCAGGAACAGCCACTGCATGTCCCGAACGTTCCGATACTTGTTCATCGTAATGTCAAGCAGGTCGTCCAGGTCTGACAGTGTAATTGTTCCATCAGCGTCAATCACATTGTCTGTAGGCGAATCGTTCAAAATCCACCCGTACAGACCTGTGTATTGGTAGGCATCTCCGGTAAAGCTAAGGTCATCTCCGTGACCCCAAATTGTTGAATACTCAAACAAGTCCGCTAGACCTTCCGTAGCAGACTCAATCTCGTCTGCCATTACGTCCGTAAATGACCGTGCCGCTGAAACCATAAAGTCAGACGCCTGTCCGTGGGTACGCAGAATCTTTACTTCCACTGACCTACGTTCATACGTGCTTTGGCTATAGCTTGCATCAGTCATCTCGCCTTCGAACCACGCAGCAGCGTTATTTGCAGTACGGCGAACTACCCTGTGGATGTTGCCATCTGCGCGAACAACTGGAACCATGCGTGTCAGCGGCGAAAGCTCAAGAAGGTTGGCGCGGATCATAGGTTCAAGGTCTTCAGGAATAAGGGCTGTCCCGGCAGCAGAACTTGCTGTGAGTGCCTTTTTCAGTTCAGACTTATAATCCATTTTTACACCACCTATTTATTTATTGTTCTTCGGAGGACTTCTTTCATCCTCTCGCGACGCTGTGCAGGAGTCATGTCCAGGTATCTCTTTGTCTTCTCAACGGAAGTCTCTGGTGACAACTCTTCGCCATCTTCGTCAACAACGACTCTTGCAGAGCGAGTTGCCGCTGGAACAAGAATCTCTGTCAGTCCAGCGATCACCTTTTCAGTTACCCTATCAACAAATGCGTCTTCATCAAACCCAAAGCCCTTGTCTTCAACTTCTACTTCGGGCTCTTCTTGCTCGTCCTCACCAGACTCTTCGTCGGCTTCGTCGGCCTGTTCTGGCTCTACGGACATTGCATCTATAAATCTTTCAACGACACGATCTGCGAGTTCGTCTAGAGATTCCACTAGTCCAGAGACTCTCGACTCAAGTCCGTCAAGCAATCCCTTTATTTCGCCCACGGCCAGGGCAACGTCAAAGGTTTCCTCTTCGTCTTTTTCTACAATCTCTTCCTCTTCTGTGGAGTCGTCTTTCTCGATCTCAGGCTCAACGTCTTGTGGCTCTTCAGCTTCGCTTCCCTTGCCATCAACGTCGGGCTGCACATCTTCGTCATCGACTACTTCAGGACTTTCGTCCTCAACCGCGTCGAGAACCTCTTGTTCTCCCGCAGCTTCTTTTTCTACTTGATCCATATTGTCTCCCATAATTTCACTATTCTTGAAAAGTACAGTTCTATGGGACATACCCTTAAACTTTTCGCTGCCAACTTCTTGTATTGCCGCAGCGTAATTCGCTGGATGGTCGACATATGAAATCTCCACCATGTCGTATGAGTGAATAATTAGGGGCCAGAACCAGGGGTCGACGTCTTCGCCAGCCTCAGCAATCGCCTCTTCGTTTATCTCATACTCGCGCGGAATGATTCCAACAGAGTAAGCCTTCAAGACCCCGCCCTGAATAAGCTTCTTTGTCTGTTCGTCAACTGGCACCGTGACCACTTCGTTCCACTTGAGGCCATCAGCCTCCCCGATGCGGTCAATTCTGCCAGAAGGACTATCATGCATAGTCCTGATATTCCCCCATTGCCTCCACCGTTCAACGGCCTCTACGGTTGCGTCCTTAGTAATGATGTCGCCAACTTCATCCATCTTATCGTCGGTAAAGAACCCACGAACATAAATGGTGTCGCTATCACTTTCGCCAGCACCCTTCGGGAGGAATGTCCCATAAGACTTGTAGCGCACACGAGAGCCGATTAAGTCTTTCGTGCGCCTGTCTAATCTCTTTGCCATTTTATCATCGTCCTCAAGCAACGGAATATCGCCCTTCTCGACAACGGCAATCACCATGTCTTCCTTGTGGCTGTCTACCCACTCTCTTGCCTCTTCCATTGTCCACTTGTCAACATCAAACAGATAAGTGACAATTTCCTTGCAGTCGGTGCAGTATAGCGCCTTAATACCCTTCCCCGAATCTACCGTTATGGTTCTCAGTTCGTGGTTGCTATGACCACTACTCACAGGGATTCTGTGATAATTCTCCGTCGTCTCTGGCAACTTGCTCTTTCACCTTCTCCCTACAATCACTGCAATAAATCTCCGCAACAATTGTAGAAATTAGCTTCCCGCACCTAATACAGTGGAACCTATTTGCAGGCTTCATTTTATCATACTTGCTATATACCACTGCCATAAGGTGCCTCTCTTGCGGCTTCTGCAATATCGCTAAGGATTTGAGAAGCCCTAACCTCTCCAATGTTCTTGATTCCAAGTAAGAAGTCCTCACCAGCAGACAGTAACATCTTTGCCGTGATTGCCCTTACTCCGCCACCGTAGTCAACTAACTCTCCGTGCACCCTTTCTTCCCACGCAGCGTAAATCTTTCTCACGATACTAGAATCTAGTATAAAATCTATTGCATACGTGTCGTCGGGGAATGCACTCATTCTGTAACCCAACGACCCACTTGACCAATCAAACATTCCAACGCCTCCTATTTATACCATACATTCTTATACCAAGTCAAATGACCAATGACTAATTTTGACCATTGCTCATTTCTTTACATAGTTCGTCGTCTATCTCGAATACAGGGACAGCGCCTAGAGACTTAATCTGCAGAATCAACCTCCTGACGCCGTCGCAGAGGATGAAGTTGTTCCTTTCGACTCCGGCAAGCCTAGACAATACTTCGACGAGCTGTGCTTCTCTCTCGGCGTCCCGCTCCTCTAAGATTGTCACTTTTTCCATATATGGCTCTAGCAGTCCCTTTGCGGCAGTAACTATCACCGCCTTTGCTTCTGCGTCAGATTTCTCAGCACTCTTTACTATTGCAACTCCCTCAGCCTTATCTCTTTTTCTTGTATTTCTATAACTCAAAATGCCAGGTATAGACATCAATGCAGCAACAAGTATTGGTGCGAGTGCAGTAATTACTTCAATCCATCGTTGATCCATTTCTGTCTCCTAGCTACCGTCATTGTCATTAAGATTAGCTCTACTAGCGTCTGCAGCCTAATTGCCTCCGCCCACACCCCCCAAGAGAAAAACCTGCACGCGTCACTAATCTTAATGCACTCAGCAATAATGTCTATAGCGCCAAACTCCTTCAGTGATGCGGCAATGCAATATACAACAAAGTGAGCCAACAGCACAATGATTCCAATAAACCCATCTGGAATATGCTTATATTTTCTTCTAAAGGAATAAATCATTCCCAGCAAAACAACAGAAACAACAGCGTTCGCCGCGAGAAGAATTGCCCTTATGTCACAACAGTCGAACCCTGGCTTATTAATAGACATTCCTAACCTCCTCTAGAAACTCGTCAAAGAACTTTGCAATGATCTCTGGCTCGTTCCCGATAGAGTCTAGCGTGCCTGATACATACAGCGAGATTTCTTCTGGAAGTGACACTGGCACAAACTGGCGTCTGAATCTTTTACCATTTGCAATCCTAATTGCAAACTTGCGCCACTTTCTCAATTCTTCAGCGATTGAACTTTCTTCCATGTCTGGTTGTTCAGGCGGCATTGTTGCAGGAACCTGATCTTCTTCGCCTGGCTCCATATTCCCTTCGTCGTCGTCGACTGGTTCGTTTTCTGGCCTGCCTGGTTTCCCATCTGGCCCGACCATATCCATATTCTTAGGCAATAGATAATAGTCGCCATTTTCTCTAGGCATTTCACCGCGAGATGCCCTTGCCTCATTGGGGGACCATTGCCCCCACTGAATCCTACGAAGCTCAATAGAGGCGTCCTCTACTGCCGTTGTGAAGTCTGGCCTTCTAAACTTAAACTTCCATTCCGGTGCGTCGAAGAGCCTTATACAAACATTCACGTATATTGCCTCTTCAAGAAGGGCCATCATTGGCCTGAGAGTTGACTCGTAAAACTCACGACGCAACTCCCTCATATCAGAACTTGACTCTATGCCATACTTTGCACCGGGAACGCCTGTGGACGCAGATATTTCATTCCTATTTAGCTCACGTCCTTCAACGTAGGGCGCATCTTCCCTTGCGGTGGAAATCTGCTTAAAGCCTCCCTCACCCTTCATTATGATAGGGTTGCGCCCAAAATTCTCTGCGCCGGTATATCTAGAATTGACCATAGCAACAAATCTAGAAAAGGTGTCGTCATCTATGTCGTTAGGAGTAAACCAAAATCCAGAATAAGGTGCGTCGCGGTTCTCGTGCAAAGACCTATATGCTATT